TTCCATCACCCCAAAGCCCGTGACAGTTGTCCAGAGTTGATACCAGATAATTACCGACAGGAACAAATGGATAATCGGATTTTGCTTTAGCTAAATTAATAGCCGGTATAGCGTCAACAATGCCGCCAGGCAACGCCCCGAATAATGTAATCGGCACCTCATCAACACCCTGCGCAACAAACGCGACGGCAGCGTTAACCTGCGTCATTCCTCCGTCCGAAGTCAGCCCAGAGATTGACACAGTCGAATAAGTCGCGCCGCCAACACCTCTTGTAGTATGCCCAAGCGTTTGCACAGCTCTACCTACATCGATAGTAAGCCCGGCAAGCGCTGCAAAGTTTTCAACAACTAAAGCGCGCTCGTCGTTAATCGCATCAATGTCATCGTTAGCGGCGTCAATGCCGAGCTGCAGCTCAGCAAATTTTTCGATATCGTCGCCGCCCTTTGGAGCGTAATATTTCTGCACTCCAAGGCTGTTCATAACCTGAACGCAATACGGCACGAGAACCTTAATCTGTACCGGCTGGCCGTTGTACCAGCACTCTCCGCCAGGGCCAATGTCGATAGGCTGAGCAATGGCTAAATCTGCAAGCCCCTGGCGAGCTGCATACACTTGAATGCGATCACCCGGAACCGTAGCAGGGCTGCCATTAGGAACGCCGAAATAAACATCACCTCCGGCAAGCGCACCGAACTTGTCAGGGTTTGGTATGTAGCTAATTGGGAATTCTGCGGTATAACTCATTGCTGGGCACCTGGCGCACGCAGCGCTCTATCAATTTTTAGGCGAATTTTGTTGTTTTGTATTTGCTGGCGAATGAGCCTAAGTGAACTAATTACTGGGACAGGAAGCCCAGTGGCTGATCCGGTCAAAGCAGCCTCACTAATAGCCGCCATAATGGTTGCGGCGGTTCCCGAGCTGTTAATAAGTGTACCTGGCGGCACGGTGTTAACGTACCTCACCACGTCGTTAAGGTCGCGCACAATGGATGCGTTTTTCTGCCCAATAACTAAATCTAGGCGCCCGTTTTTATCCAGTGCGGTAACAGCATTGTGCAGCTTTGCTGCGCTGACTATTGATTCACCGGTTGAGGTTGAATTCATACCCTTGGTTGCCTCGTCCTGGATGTGCTTAATAGTCGCACCCTGCAATTCTTTCCAAGCCTGTCGCCCGCCTTTTCCAGAGGTCAAAATAACCCCGCGCAAAAAGCCAATTTCATCCGGCGAACCATTTAAAATGGTCTCGTTAAATACGCGATCAATGGCAACCTTCCTGTCATCGGTGCCGCGCTTGTTGTTAAGCAAATCGGCTACCACTGCGCGGTTTTCATATTTTCGCGCCTGTAGAGTTCTAAGCTCCCTGGCTTTTTTGTAAAGTGGCCCGGCTAGCGGCTCAACATTGGCATCAATCAGCTTTTTTAAAATTGTAGCCTGGCGTAGATCGGTAGGCTCGTACCCAGTGGCCGCCACTATTTCTTTTCGGAACGCCTCAAGGTTTTTTACATTCGTTTGCAGAGGAACAAGATTCCCAAATTCATCTTCTGCCGCAACACCTAACCGCTTTGCGTACTCGCGGGCGTGAGTTATTAGCTTGGTCGTTGGTAATCCTGGCGGGTATGAATTCAGGTTGTCAATAACTGAAGTGGTTAGCGCGTTGTCGCCTTCGCCAATGGTTACATGCCGAGTTATATCAACAGGCAGAAGCGCCTCTTCGGAGGATTCTGCGCGCTTGTAAGCGTCGTTTGTTTTCTTCTTGGCAATGTCATAACCCTGCGCCAAGGTATCGACCACTTTACGGCCTATTGCACTTGGCCCTATTGCCGTTTCTTGGCTTCCAACCATATCCACAAGAACATCAAAATTCTGGTTAATTTGGGTTATGTTTTCCTCTGCTCGGTCACGCAATGGCTGGCCGATAGCGGTTTTCATCTGCTCTTTTTCAAACGCTAATTGGTTTGGGTTTCGAGTCCTGGCCCCTAGCGTCAAATTTACAGGCACCGGCAAACCTTCAGAAACATTTTGGCGAAGGTCTCCCAGGTTAGCCGCCGCAGATCCACCGGCAGGGCCAGCGAATTGATCGGGGATGGTCGCTTCTCTAAATCCAGCGGCCTCCATTGCACGCCCAGGAACCGACGCAACAGCGCTTGCGGCATTAGATACGGCATGCCCAGTCCTGCCAGCTCCTACCCTTGCGGCGGCCTCTGCTGCCTGCATTGCAGCCCTTCCGCTCCCGGCAGCTGCACCAAATACACCAGGAAATACAGGCGCAACAGCAGCAAGCGGCGCAATAGCCTCAGCGGCCCCGGCTGTGTATTGCTGCCCGATTTCTGTTCTTGGTGCGTAAGTAAGCGATTCCATGCCCTGCTGAGCTCTGCGCTCAACTAAATCCGAACCCGCTTGCGTTCCGTACTGACCCGATAAAACAGACTCGCCGATTCCGCGAATGGTGCCAAGACCTGCCCCGGCGAGGCCGGTTGTCATGCCACTGCCAAGCGCGGCAGCCGTCTCAAGACCTCCAACAACTTGTTGCCCGAGTGTTCTCTCTAAAGATGGCTGTGCTGCGCCTTGAATCTGTGTTCCTGGCGCTTCAAGCGATAGGGCGGAAGGCTCTTGCCGGTACTGCGCAAAAATCTCATCAAGGTCTGAATCCGTCGGCGGTGTGTCGCCGGTCAAACGCAACACTCGCCCGCTTTGTGGGTCTGTAACCTGGTAAGTAGGCATTACTGCACCACCTCGATTTTATACTTGCTGCCGCCTTGTGCAGGTGGCTGATAATTTGGATCGTAAACGCTTTGCATTTTCCCATTTAATACCTGGGTGTTTAGTTCTTTTTGTGAGCTTATAAGCTGTTTTAAAGCATTAAGCGAAGCAATACGCTCTTCTATTGTCAGCCTATCATTACCAACGTCACCGGCCATTTTTTGATAGTTTTGAACATCTCTATTTGATTGTGGCCCTTCCATCCTTGGCACGTTTGAAACCAGCCAGCCAGACAGAGTCTTCAATTTGGCTGCCGCCTCAGATGATTTACTGCTAACACCAACCAATCTACCGGCAGCGTCGACGGCTGCACCAACTCCTGATCCGGTAGCTTTTGGCAGCAATTCTTCTGCCGTATTGGTGTACTGCAAAACCTGATCATTCATTTTAAGAGCTTTTTTTGTATCGCTTGCCCGCTCAGCATTAAATGCACCGGTTTTTTCTGCCTCGGTGATTCTGCCCTGCAATGTAGGATCGGCAGCAGCTCCAATAATAGGATTACCTTGCGCATCAGTTGCGCGCTCAATTGCTCCCGTGCGCGCATTTTGGCGAACAATACCGCCTGCCGTTTGACCAAAGGTGTAATAACTGTTGTCCTGGGCCTGCCCAGACGCCAAGCGCTGCTGCTCTAGCGCCAATCGCTGCCTGTCGATGTCGGTGGTGGTTTTCTGGTATTCGTTCATCGAATTGGGGTCTTTTCCAAAAGCCGATTGATAGGCCTCTGGGTGCAGATCACCGGTAGCGACAAGCGAAGCCGCGACACCTTTAAGGCCATTTTTAACCTGGCCTTTATTCCCCTCTAAATAGGCTTTTCGCTGCCCAATAGTCTCTGCTGGATTGCCATTTCTTGCGACTATTCTGTCGGTGCGCTCTTGATTTAACCTCAGCCATTCATCCGGGCTATCAATTACCGAAGCCGATTTTATTGCATATTGCGCGGCATCCTGCTTTTGTACTCGATCCTGCAGGCCCATAGATGCCTGCACTTTTTGGGCGTACTCGGGAGAATTTAATAACGCTGTATTTAGGGCGTCATTATTTGGCGCGCCGCTGGCGACAGAATCTTGATAAGCCTTCATCGAATCAAAAGCGGTTTTTTGCTTAGTCCGATCCTCGTCGTTTTGATCCATTTGCGATCGCATAGCCGCGATACCTTGCAGGCCTTGAGCGACGTTAATTGCCTGCCCCAATATTCCAGCCATTACGGAACCCTCTGCATATTTAATTTATTCTGCATATCTAATTTATTCTGCATATCTAATTTATCTTGACGATTTTGGTTGTAGAGCTGGAGGCCCATATAATCACCAACGCCGCCATTTATAGCGCTTGCCACGCCTTGCGCTCCTTGCGCTGCTGCATTGCCTGCTGTAATAGCGTTTTGTCCAGCTTGCGAGGCGAAATTAGCGCCGGCATTGGCATTGCCTGTTGATATATTCGCGCCCAAATTGGTTAGCCCATAAAGGCGCTGGAATTGGTCAGCGTTGGCGCCTTGGTTTGTGCCAAACTGCTGCAAATCTTGGGCGTTCTGGCGTTGTAGCGCTGAAATACCTAGCGTTGGCGCAATCTGCGCAAGATCCGCCTGGGTGGCGCCACTTCTAAACCCTCCGGTCATCGCTTGATTGCGCAATACCTGATCTGTCGCTTGGCTATTTAGCGCCTGGTATTCTGGGCCATTAAAATAGCTTCCGAGAAATTCTCCAGGGTTTCTATACTGAAACTGTGCAGCCGGAGCTTGCGCCTGAGCTTGCAATTGTGGAATGGCAGAAAGCCCCAACTCTCGAAATGGCGCCGTAGTTTCTAGCCCCTGCTGATACTGCTCGCGGCTTAATGCGGTCGCCTGGTTAGCGCCCTTCTTTTGCTGGCTTGCCCCATATATTGAGGCGCCGACTCCAATTGCCGCAGCTGCGGCGACTCCCCAGGGCATATTAAACACCTCCGATAATTGATGGTCTTACATGGGTGTGCTCGTCCAATACCTCGACCTCATCGCCGCCTGTCGCGTGGATGCAGTAGACGATAGTGTTTGGCTCAAGAGACAAAAACGTGTGTTTAATTCCGGCTTTAATGTGTATCGGAACCGGCGCCTTAAAGTCGCCAACCATCTTATCATCTTGCCAAACTCGAATAGATCCAACGGCTAGCATAGAGGCGTGGTCAAACTTGTGCGAGTGCTGAGGAACAAAAATGCCCGCGCGCTCCAGTAGCATCTGCTTAATAAAAAGCCCGCCATCG